CTTTGGATTGAGCCGCGTTTCTTTTTTCTTCGGCTCTTCCATAGATTTTTGCAGCATAGCGGCGAGCATAGGATTGCCGCGCATAGCGCCTGCCCCTGCGCCTGTCGTTGCAATGCGTGCAGCGTCCATTGGGTCACGCGTGTATTGCGCGGTGGGTCGCATTTCTTCCAACTGACCACTAGCGCGCTGGCGTTCAATGTCAGCGTCAATCTGCGCGCGTTGCTTTTCAATCGGCTCATATACGCTTGTCATGCCGCCTTGTTCGTCACGGCCAAACAAACTTTCTGCGCCTGTGAGTCGCCCCATCATTTGCTGAGCGGCTTGCTCTTCCATGCCGGTTTTGCGTGCTTCAGCTTCGTCTGCTTTCTCGCCCGCTTTCTTTGCGCCATACGCCTGCAGCATTTTGGCAAGAGGCGCTAATGGTGACGGAGCCGCACGAAACCCTTGATACGTAAAGGGCTGCTCATCTTGCGACATCGCTTGTTGCTGGAGTAGCTCTGCGTATTGGCGCATTTGCTCTGCGCGCCGTCTTTCTTGGTCGTACGGCGACGGAGGCGTAAACGCCGAGTATTGCTTAATAGCCATCAAAATCCCCTCTGTTTCGGCCTCCCTGCGGCGTTGTCATTCCTGGGGAGGACGGGTACCCGCGTGCGCCCGCGCCCATTGGCGGCCGCCGTCGTTGCATTCCCCCAATCTGCGGGGCCATTTCTGGGCCACTTTGCTGTATTGGCTGCGCTTGCGATAACGCTGCATTGCTAATCGGCTGACGATATTGCTGCATTTGCGGGCCGTTAAAATTCATGGCTTGCGGCGCAACACCCGGCATCGCATTCGGCGTTCCGCCTTCCATCCCTAACGAGGGTTGCATAGGCTGCTGCATCGTGGGGCCGTTTAACGATGAGTTACGTTCCTGCATTGCCAGCATGCGCGCCAACTCCTGCGGGCGTCTGTCAGGCTGCATAGGCATATTCATAGGGGGGCGTCGTCCGTTCATTTGCGACCTCACAAGAGTCCGTAGTTGACCATTTTATAACCGTCAGGCCGCGTAATGACGGCTTCTGGCAGCACCTTCTCTACTTCGTCGGCCATAACGCCGCGCTGACGTTCGCCAAAGATGTCGTATTCGTAAACACCAATTCCGCGCGGGTGCGTGCCGATACGAACAATGTTGGACTTTAAGCGGCGGTCTGATGCAAAAATTGCCGCACTGCCCAAACTTCCGGCCAACCCGTAAAGCCCCGACATATTGCTGGCGGCTTGATTGGCGGCGATGCCATAACGCTGCATTGCTGCCGCGTCTTGTGCCTGCATGGCTTGCAGGTACGGTGTCGCCTGCACGGATACAGGGTTGTATCCTTGGAACTGAGGCATTTGCACTTGCGAACCCGACAACAACGCCGAGATTTCGTTAAGCGGCTGATTACGCAGCGCCAACTGCTGCAGCAACTCTTGCTGCAACGCTTGGTTTTCAAACGTCGCCAAACCCGATGCTTGGTTGTACATCTGCTGTTGACGCGCCAAATCGGCCGCCTGCTGAGTCAGCGCCGTCTGCTGATTTTGCATCAACGCTGCGTTGTACATGCCCTGCACGTCCATCGCTTGACCAAATTGCTGCTGCTGCGCCTGATTCGCTGCCGCTTGTTGCGCCAAAGCTTGCTGATACGCCGCCATTTGCGCTTGGTTGCCAAATTCCGCCATTTGCCCAGCTTGCGTAAAGCCTTGCTGCTGGCGAGCCAAATTTGCTTGATACGCAGCCAACGCCTGCGCTTGATTTTGCGCCAGCGCTTGATTGTACAAATCCGCTTGACTCATCTGCTGACCAAACTGCTGTTGTTGCGCTTGGTTAGCCGCCGCCTGCTGCTGCAACGCCGCTTGTTGGTTTTGCGCCAACGCCTGATTGGCTAATTGCGCCTGCGCACTTTGCTGCTCAAACGTCTGTCCCTGCAATGCTGCGTTGATTTGCGCTTGCTGCGCCATTGCCGCTTGATTTTGCGCAATGGCTTGATTGTTTAGCTCTGCGCCTGTGACGGCCTGACCAAAATTCTGCGCAATAGCTTGATTGGTCATTTGCGCAGCGGCTTGCGCTTGAGCAAAGTTTTGCGCAATGGCTTGATTTTGTGCCTGTGACGCTTGCTGACCCGTCTGGAACGTCGCCAACTGCGCTTCACGGCCAAACTCACCCGCTGCCACACGCTGCAAGAAATTTTGCTGCTGAGCGGCATTACCCTGTTGCGCCTGCGCCAACGCTTGCTGGAAGTTTTGAGCTTGCGCTTGGTTTGCCAACTGCTGCGCTTGCGTTTGCGTCTCAAAGCCCGCTAATGCGCCTTCACGGCCAAATTGCGCCGCTCCCATTTGCTGTGCGTAGTTTTGCGCGGCGGCTTGATTGGCGGCTTGTTGCGCTGCTTGCCCTTGCGCAAAGTTTTGCGCCACAGCTTGATTAGCGGCTTGCTGCGCTTGCAAATTCATTCCAAATTGCGTAGCAGCTTGTTGTTGCCCCAATTCTGCGCCTGTGACCGCTTGACCAAACCGCTGCGCCTGTGCCGCACGCTGAGCCTCCTCCGACGCCAGCACATTTTGAATGTTTTGCTGCGTGGCTTGATTTTGCAGTTGCTGCGCTGATTGCCCCTGTGCAAAGTTTTGCGCAATAGCGCGGTTAATGGCGTCCTGCGCGGCTTGGCCGGTCTGGAACGACGCCAGTTGCGCCTCACGCCCAAACTCTCCCGCTGCTAAGCGTTGAGCGAAATCTTGGGCCTGTGCTTGATTTGCAAATTGTCCTGATTGCAACGCTAGCTGCGTGTTTTGAGCAATCGCGGCATTTTGCGCTTGTTGCGCTTGCTGACTTTGCTGGAAATTCTGCGCAATGGCGGCATTGGCGGCTTGCTGCGCTTGCTGCTGCGTGCCAAAGCCTGCCAACGCAGCCTGTTGGCCGAATTCCTGACCCGCTAACTGCTGAGCAAATCCCTGCTGCTGGGCTTGATTCTGCGCCTGCTGTGACGCAAGAGCTTGTTGGAAGTTTTGCGCTTGCGCTTGGTTTATCGCTTGCTGAGCCTGCTGACCCATGCCAAACGAGGCCATTTGCGCTTCCTGACCAAATTGACCGGCCTGCAAGCGCTGTTGGAACGCTTGTTGTTGGGCCATGTTTGTCGCTGATTGCGCAGCCAAGGCTTGCTGAAAATTTTGCTGGATAGCTTGGTTGTATAGCCCCAACCCTTGTGCGCCCAGCCCAAACTGCTGCATTGCGGCTTGGTTGGCAAAATCGGCTAACGCTTGTTGCTCTGATAGCCCTTGTTGGCGCATGGAAGCGTCTAACGTGATGCCTTGCAAAGCAGCCTGCGTACGCAAATCGTTTTCGCGTTGCGCCTGTAATTCCATTTCGGTGTTGTAGGCTTCGCCGCCAGGGCGTAAGCCTTGGTTTACCAAACGCTGCTCTAACTGCGCGCGTTCCCGCTGCAATTGCGGCTCTAAACGCGACATAATGGCGCTTTGCGCATTCATGCCGGCGTTAACAGGCATTGCGGCCAACCCTGCGGTGCTCAGTTGTCGCTGCAGTTCCGGCGTGGTCAACTGCCCTTGAGCGTATCCAAATCGCCCATCCTGAACGTTGCGCGCTACGTCGCCTACGCCCGAAAGGTTTAGCGTGGTGTCTAATGACGGGGCAGCAGGGCCGCCAATGGCGCGGCCAAATTCATCGCCGCTTGGCGCGCTGGTAATTCCTGCAACGCCCGACGTATCAAACCCTTGTAAATTTAAGCCTTGCGGGCCAGCGCCAGCCAACCCAAACTGCGTCCCAGCAGGGCCGCCAGTTGCTAACCCAAATTGGTCAACACCGCCTTGAATTCCCTGCATCCCAGACGTGTCTAAACCGCCAAATTGCACGCCCGCAGGGCCACCCGCAGCCATGCCGTATTGCCCAGGCGCAGGGCCGCCTTGCAATTGCGCGAAATTGCTTGCGCCTTGACCCACCGTGCCAACGCCAGCAAGGTTAAGCCCTTGCACTTGCGGAGCAGTGCCTACGCCGCTTGCTATGCCATACAAGCCTGCTGACGGGCCAGCGCCAGCGCCATACTGCGAGGCGTCAAAGCCGCCAAGTTGCAGCCCCTGTGGCCCAGCGCCTGCCGCAAATTGGGCCGCGTTAGGGCCGCCCTGCGCCGCGCCTAAACCTGAAGTATCTAGCCCTTGAAATTGAACGCCTGCGGGGCCGCCTTGAGCGGTGCCAAACATGTCGGCTGACGGGCCATAAGTTGCCTGCCTATCCTCATACGGCAACCCTTGCGCAGTGCCTGCGCTGGCTAAATTTACGGCTCCCGGAATGCCTACGCCTGCCGCCATTTGGCCGGTGCCGGCTGCCCCCATGCCTTGCAAATCTGGCGCAGTCTCAACCTGCCCCGCCCCTGACACCGTTTGTTGCGCAGCGCCAGATGGCGTAAATTGGCTCGGCAACGTGTCGGCTTGAAAAGAGGTCGTTAATTGTGTCGGAGCTGGCGCGGTTGATACCCCGCCTACGCCTTCCAAATCTGAGGCACCAGCCTTGCCCATTGCGCCGAGGTCGGGAGTGGCTGCTAATGGAGCTAATTCACCAAAATTGCGGGTAATCGTCGGCAATACCGCCGAAAAATCTTGATTTAAAAACGCATTCAGGTCGCCAATTTCGCGCAACCCCAATAGCGCCATTGCCTGCTCAGCATCTTGCTGCGTTGCAAAAATGTCTTTGGCTTTACCGACAAGCTCTTGCCGTATGGTCGGTTGTTCAACGTATGACGTGTACTCTTCTTGCGTTGGCGGTGCCGTAAACCCTCCGCCAAATTCTTGTTGCTGCTGCCAGCGGTCTAGCGCGTCATTGTAGGCTTGTTCGTTAAATTGCGGGGATTTGTTCCACTCTACCGTTTGTGACGCCGTAGGCGTGTAAACGTTAGGGTTAGACATGTAAGCGCTTTGCTGGGCCGCCTCCTTGTTGGCCTGACCCTGCAGCATTGCAACTTGCGCATAATCAGGTGTTGGCGGCGGCTTTGGCGAACTCTTGCCCATACCTTGACTCCAAGAAACGACACCGATCTGGTGTTTGCGTCATAAACACAATGTCTCCGTCAGGCGCTGCGTTTTTTAAACGCGCTTCTTCCGAAAACCCCATCTTTTTGACCAGTTTCAGCGCGCGGGTATGGTTGCTGCTTATTGGCCCTATTATCTTATCAACATTGCACACGTTGTAGGCATAATCATAAACAGCCGTCAAGTACGCTTTGTTGATTTGTTTCCACGCAATGTGGCAAACGACTGACCGGCCGTTCCACATTTCGTACACGGTTCCGGCGATTAGCTCGCCGTCCTTTTCTAACCCAATCGCTTCAGACCGCTCAGCGTGATACCCACCTTGCGTCTGCGCGGTCACCCATTCGCCCACATGAGGGCCACTAACTATATTCCAGCCCATCCGATTTGATACACCACATCTGTAGAGGCCCATTGGATTTGCAGGTTTTCGCTACTGCTGGTAAACGAAATAGCACCGCAATAACCGATGCCGGTGACGCCTGCTTGGTTGTTACTGATGACCACATCAGACCCCCATAGCGCGACGTCCCATAACCCTGAATCCCACAAACCTGCGACACTGGGCGAAAACGACAGCGCGCCGGTTTGGTCAAACGTCTGGAAATCGGTATTGATGCCAATGACTACGGCTGGCAATCCATTACTAAAAATGCTAGGTCGCGCGCGTGTAAAATACTTAACCACGCCCCGCGTCTCAAAATAGTTAAACGCTTGCAACGCTTTGGCGCGTATCGGCTCGCCGTTGTCAGAATACCCGTTGTCGCCCGTTGTCCACGCTTTGGCTACAAACGTATTGCCGCCAAAGTACGGTTCGTTTTGTACTAACGCCCAACAACTAGCGTTCCAGCCTGTAAAGTTACACCACGCCTGCGTGATGTTATTCATCACAAACTGCTGCTGCCCTGACGCCACCGGCACGTTCACAATCAGCGCATTGTTGAGCGGGTTGTACAGCAACGCCCAGCCAAACGTATCCTTATAAGTGCGCGCCGCTGCCGCAAAAGCGCCCTGAATTTTGTCTGACAGCGCAATGTTGGGGTCAAGGCGTGACGATTGCAGTGCAGAGGCGAACGGAATCAGCCCGTCCAGCGTTAAAATCAGTAAGTCGCCGCCGTATTTCGTCATGCAGCGCCGAGAGATTGGCGCACCGATGACCCACACGCCAATCAACGACCATGTTGATGCGTTAGATGGGTCGGTGCCACGGTAAACCGCCACTTCACCTTGGTCAGTAATAAACACCAAGTTATCGTCAACGCCGTAACCGGCGTCAATCGTCCAAGTTGCCATTGCCTGCAGCTTGCCGCCTAAATGCATGACGCTAGACAGGTCTAATACGTTGGCTGCGCCGCCTATGGATGCCACAGGCAAATACCATGCCTTTAACGTGTCTTTTTCAATAAACCACACACGGTTTTTAAACAATGTCGGCTGAATAAGATTGGTAGACGTCACACCTGTAATGGCGGGCGAACTTACATTGTCTATCGCCGTCCAATTTGTTCCGTCGTACAACAACGGCTTGTCCACGCCATTTGCGGTATACAAAAAGCTACCGCCTGATGTTGTGACGTTGGTGTATTCCCACTGCGAATTGGAAAGACTTGCCACTAACGCAGAGCCAGCCGTTCCTGCCGACGTCACGTCAAAAATGCTGCCGTCTGACATGGCAAACAATTTCACGTCTGACCCTGAGTTGTAGGTCATCAGCGTTTCTACGGCGGCCGGCAAACCTGTGGCATGTTCTACATATCCGCCGCGCAAATTAACGTTGCTGACAGACGGGAACATGTTTTCTAGGTACACCGCGTC